CAAGCACAGGCCCAGGTTACTGGCTCACCGACGCGATCAACCCTTTTTTTGACTAATTCAAGGAGCACGAAATGGCACTGTCTCTCTCAAACGCCTTCGTTACGCTCTTCGATGCTGAAGTCAAGCAGGCCTACCAGGGCAAAGCCCAGTTGGTCGGCGCGGTTCGTCAGCGTCGTGGAGTCGAAGGTTCTACAGTTAAGTTCCCCAAGGTTGGACGTGGCGTAGCAACAGCTCGCGTAACGCAGACTGAAGTTACCCCAATGAATGTGGGATTCTCTAACGTCACCTGCACGCTAGGTGATTGGAACGCCGCTGAATACAGCGACATCTTCTCGCAGCAAAAAGTTAACTTTGACGAGCGCTCTGAGCTTGTCCAGGTAGTTGGCAACGCAATTGGCCGCCGCCAGGACCAGATCATCCTCGACGCGTTGAACGCAGCCTCCGGCACCGGAACTGTGGCCAACAGCATCGGTGGCTCGAACACCAACATGAACATTTCCAAGCTGCGTGAGGCTGCAAAAATCCTCAACACAAAGAATGTTCCGTCCGACAACCGTCACATCATCATCCACGCCAACAGCTTGGCATCGATGCTCGAGCAGACCTCGGTCACCAGCTCGGACTTCAACAGTGTCAAGGCCTTGGTCCAGGGTGAGCTCTCAACATTTATGGGATTCCAGTTCCATATTCTCGGTGATCGTTCCGAGGGTGGCCTGCCCATCGATGCATCCAATGACCGCACGCTGTACGCATTCCACAAGGATGCAATCGGCTACGCAGAGGGTATCGCTCCTCGCACGGAAATCAACTACATCGCCGACAAGACAAGCTGGTTAGTAAATGCTTTGTTCTCTGCTGGCGGTATAGCGATTGACGCCGAGGGTATTGTTAAAATTACTGCACGCGACACCGCGGCTGCAGCTTAATAAGGGGAATCACAAATGGCTTACTCTGCTGATGGCCTCAATCTTGTTTCCGGCTCTAAAGCTGGCAACGCACCCCAGGTTTGGGCATACCAGACCGCCGACACCGCAGCCACGGTTGACACCTCTGGCTACTTCAACACGGCTGCTAGCCTGTTGAAAGTTGGCGATATGATGTATGTCTACTCTGGTGTAGGTGGCACGCCTGCCTACGGCATTATGATTGTGTTGTCCAACACCGGAACCGTTGTCGATATGTCTGATGCCACCACCCTTGGCGGCACCGACACCGACTAATTGGTGACGTTGTAAACGGGCCAGCCACTGAGTAATCGGGGGCTGGCCTTTCTTACATTGAGAGGTTGAAATGGCTTCAGGCGACACCGGAATTCGGATTTGTTCAGATGCCTTGCTCATGCTTGGGGCCAAGGCAATTACATCTTTTAATGATGGAACAGATGAAAGCTCTGTCTGCGACCGCCTGTACCCAAATGTCAGAGACTCCACAATTACAATGTATCCGTGGGGTTTCAGTATAAAAAAAGTTCAGCTCTCGCAGCTGATTACAGCGCCTGGCTCCGTGTGGAGATATGAGTACCAATTGCCAGGCGACAGGCTAGCTAGCCCCAGGGCGGTCTTTGAGACTAATGTTGTAGGTGGGTACCCGGTCAAGGATTGGGAGATCCAGGGCGATAGGCTGCTAACAAACCTAACGTCCGTATATATAGACTATCAATACTCGGTTCCAGAGTATGCGATGCCGGCATATTTTATTCAGCTGCTTAAGTACCAGATGGCGTGGCACATAGCGGAGACAATTACTGAGCAGCAAGAAAAATCTACCAAGTGGCAGCGCGTGGCGCTGGGTGACCCATCAGAGAATATGCGGGGTGGATACTTTAGAGTTGCCGCCAACATTGATGGCCAAAACCAACCCACCAGGGTCATTGAAGACTTCAGCTTAATTGCAGTGAGAAACTAATGCCGCGCTTTGTCGAGTTTCAAACCAACTTTTCTACGGGTGAGCTCGACCCCCTGCTGCGTGCTAGGGTGGACCTGCAGTCATATAACAACGCACTGGCCAAGGCGACCAACGTCTTGATTCAGCCCCAGGGCGGCCTGCGTCGCCGGCCCGGTACTAAGCACATCCTTGAGCTACCCAACAGCTCCACACCATCTGCCGGCAACGGCGTGCGCCTGGTCCCGTTTCAGTTCTCGGTAGATGATAGCTATATGCTGTGCTTTACGCACAACCGTATGTACATCATTAAAGACGGCGTGGTGCAGGCCAACATTAACGGCAGTGGCAACAATTACTTAACCACCACAATTGGCAGCAGCATTGTTGATGATATGTGCTGGACTCAGTCTGCCGACACACTGATTGTGGTTCACCCTGATTTGCAGCCCGTGCAAATTCAGCGCACAAGCGACACCGCTTGGACAGCCACAACGATCACATTCGACACCATTCCAAAGTACGCATTCAACATTGATTTTCACACCAATAATGGCTCAACTCTGACGCCATCTGCGGTTTCCGGAAATATTACGTTGACGGCATCAACAACGCACCATGACAGCGGCGCGGCGCAAGCGGGAACCAGCACCACCATTACGCTAAAATCAACGGCAAGTGCCACAGATGATGTCTACAATGGTATGTATGTAACGATCACCAGTGGCACTGGCGCTGGCCAGATTAGAATTATTGAAGACTATGTTGGCAGCACCAAGGTGGCAACGGTAACCCCAGCGTGGACAACGGCGCCAACAAGTTCTAGCAATTATGAAATTACCACCTGGACCACTGAATCTGTAAATCAATACGTCAATGCTAGCCCACAGGGTCGAGCAAGAATTACTAGATATGTTTCCGCAACCGTAGTTGAAGCTATCACCGAGTATCCATTTTTTAATACCACAGCTATTGATGCTGGCCGCTGGGAGTTAGAACACAACTACGAAGATGTGTGGTCAAGCACTAGAGGGTGGCCACGCACCGTGACTTTTCACGAAGGCCGATTATTTTTTGGTGGATCAAAAAGCAGGCCATCCACAATCTGGGGATCTAAAATTGGTCTCTTCTATGATTTTGTTCCCAGTGAATCTCTTGATGACGACGCGGTCGAGGCAACACTAGATACCAACGAGCTCAACGTAGTCACAGACATTATCAGCTCAAGGGACTTCCAGGTCTTTACTACTGGCGGTGAATTCTATGTCCCACAACAGGGAACAGACCCTGTTACCCCGCTGACGTTTACATTTAAGAACGTCTCGCGCAATGGCACCAAACCAGGCACCAGGGTGCAATCTGTTGAAACTGGATCGGTCTACATCCAGCGCCAGGGCAAGTCATTAAACGAGTTTGTGTTTTCGGACACGCAGCTCACCTACATCACACAGCGCATCTCGCTGCTAGCTGGTCACTTACTCAAGGGCCCGCAACGTATAGCTATGCGACGTGCGTCGTCCACCGAAGAGGGGGACCTGCTATTGATTACAAATACAGACGACGGATCGATGTCTGCATTTGCAATTATGCGCAGCCAACAAATTACAGCTCCATCAGAGTTTATTACAGATGGAGAATTTATTGATGTGGGTGTAGATATTACTGATATCTACTGCGTTACAAAGCGCGTCTTTAATGGCACGACGCGGTACTTTGTGGAGTTATTTGGATACAACTACTTTACAGACTGTGCATTTGTTGGTGGCTCCGCAAGTGGGATTGGGTCTGGGTTGCCACACATTGGCAAGAGTTTAAATGTCATATGCGATGGCGTGCCACAATCCAACGAAACAGTGTCTGCTGGTGGCGCTATTACATTTGACCGAGAGTCTGTCACTAGCTACGAGGCTGGGTTGCCAATCACGGTGTATGTGAAAACAATGCCGGTAGAGATTAAGCTGCAAACCGGCAGCCGGGTGTCGTTCAAAAAACGTATTGTTGAAATTAGCGCAATAGTTCAAGACACACAGAACCTAGAAATCAATAACCAGCTGATTGAGTTTCGGTTATTAGACAACCCACTTTTAGATTTACCTGTCCCAACATTTACGGGAATTAAGCGCGTCAACGGCGCGTTAGGTTATGGGCGCGAGCAGGCCATTCAAATTGAACAAACCCTGCCGCTGAAAATGAACTTGCTGGGCCTCGATTATCGCGTGGCCGTCAACTCGGGGACATAGACATGGCAGTCACAGCTGGTCAAATGTATGGTGTAGCTGGGCTCATTTCTGCCTACGGCCAATCGGAGGCGATGAAGGCCCAGGGCATCTACAATCAAACCGCCTATCTTCTGCAGGCCAGAGACACGTTGGCCATAGCTGGCGTGCGGTCCGAAATGGACCTGCAATACGCAGAAATTCAAGCCGGACGCCTGCTCAAGAAAGCGGAGGTCGAGGCACAAAATTACACCATCGCTGGCAACTCATTGCTAAAAAATATGAGGGCCACAAATGCGGCCATGCGCGCCAGGGCGGCGGCGTCTGGCGTGTCCTATGCCGAGGGGTCGGTTGCAGCTGTACAGAGAGAGAACGTGGCGGCCACATACAGAGACGTTGGCATCACAGACCTCAACGCGTTGACAGCCAGAGTAATGGGATTCGAGGACGCAAGCGCAATGTTGCAGTCAGCAGAAATGCAAAACATTTTGACTCAATACTCAGCGCAGCGCCAGGCCGGCCAATACGAAATGGCTGGCGAGGCTGGCCGCAGAACTAGCGGTCTCATGGCAGGGGCCACCTTAACCGCAGGCGCGATCCAGGGCGCCAAAACAATTTCAAAGGCGTAGAACATGGCAGAGCGAAGAATTGAGTCTGGTCGCGCACAGATTGCTGGGGTTGGCGGGGCGCCGCTGCAGCGGGTTGCTATGCCCCAGGTTGACTACGTTGGGGTGCGCGCCGAAGGTCAGGCGGCCGGCCAGCTATCACAGCTGCTAGAAAGAATGAGCTCCACTCTATTTAAGGAGGCTGGCGAGCTGCGCCAGAAAGAGGGCCTGGAGTTTGTGGCCACAAATCCCATTACCCCGGAACAGCTTGAGGCCGCAAAAGGCGGCAGCATTCAGCCACTAGGTTTAGGCGGCGGTCTTTCTATTTTTGATCAAGCGGTGCGCAAGGCAAGGGCAATTGAGATTGCTGGTCACTTTGAAATGGAGGGCCGCAACGAGCTTACAAAACTGCTTACGCAAGTCGAAACCGGACAGGCAACATCCGCTGACGTTGAAACAAAAATTAAGGCTTTCACAGACGGGTACACAAAAACAGTTTCACAGATTGACCCAGAGGCGTCGTTTAAGTTTAGAGCCACAATGGCCACACAGGGCAACGCAATTCTAAAGTCGGCATACGAGACAGAGCTCAAGCGCGCCAAGAACCAGCGAATCGCCAAGTTTGACATGGATTTTGACAATCAGATGAGATTGCTGGAGGCGGCTGTGGCGCAGGACCCCAATAACATAGAGGGCATAGCTTCCGTCGCTCGCAATAATATTCAACTGCAGTCAATGATATTTGGCGACGCGGCCATACAGAAAGATTATTCCACTAAGTTCGAGGCCGGCTTGCGCAACGCCAAGATTAACGCGCTCACCAAAGTGCTAACCTCAGATGAGTTTATGGTTAACCCAGACGAAACATTATCTAAAATTCGTCAGGGAGAAATTGGTAACTTAAGCCCCGTACTAAAGCAGATGATCAACACTGACTTTGACGCCGTGGCCAAGGTAACAGCAAACTTTATGGTGGCCGCAAACCAGCGCGATACACTGGCAAAACAAAAAATAGATCGCAACAAGAGAGAGGGCGAGGCCGCAGCAATTAACTTGCTAGAGCAAATATTTCCGCTGCCAGACGGAGACCCACGGCGAACAGCTTTGGTTTCACAATTAGTTGAACTGCCCCCCGGCTCTGTTCCAATTGGCACACTGAAAGACTTGCTAGATCCAAACGTGCGCAGCAACCCAATGGTGCTTGGAAATATTTACAATTTAATTGATAAAGGCGCCATCAACACTAAGGAACAAATCGACGCATACGTTGGCAAGGGCATTGGAGGAAACGACTATGTGGCCCTGATTAAGTATCTTAATGCAGACGACAGACGAGACAAGCGAGATCTGCAGCAGGGTATCTCCAGGCTCGCTGGCATCCCGGTTATACCTGGCCAAATGATTGTGCTCGATCCCAAGGGAGCTGAGTTTCAGCGCCGCCAAGAGCTCGAGTCCGAGGCCCTGCGCATTCAGGCCGACGCGGCCAAGGGCGGGGTATCTCTAACCACGTCGCAAATCTTGCAGCAACTCGAAACCAACATTGCGGCTAGGCGTAAAAGTGAGTCTGCAATTAGCGCCACCAAGGCACTTGAGTTCTACGAGAAAAAGGATTGGATTGGCGGCCCGATTACTAGAGAAAAGCTTCCAGCCCTTGAGCGCAAGGCCGGAACAGACAAAAACAAACTAAACGAGCTGCGCCGTATTAAGACGCTGCTTGATCAAAAAGAAGGCATCACAGCTGGAGGTGCAAGATAATGTCGTGGTCTGAAATTGAAAACGCATACTTGGACCGCCTGGCGGCATATGAATTTCCTGGCACCCCACCGGCAGAACAAGAGCCAGCCAAGGGACCAGAGGTAACACAGCCCAGTGCGGCACCAGCTGAGATGAGAGCCATCCCACGCAATGAAACCCTGGGAGCTGTTGCTGACTTTGTTGGCCGGGTACGAGAGATGGCCAACCAATATGAGATTAAAGATTGGGTCCCACTTCTTGGTGGCCTGGGCGTTGGTGATCTGTTGGTGGGCAAGTCTCCAGAGGAGATTGAAAATTGGGCATACGGCAACCTGCCCGCCACTATGCCGCCACCTGGCACCGGAGGTTATGTGCCGGTAATGAAGACCGGACGCAAGCAGAGTGTGGCAGACACCGCAATGCTAGGGCTCGATGTTGCTGGCCCAGCTGTTGGAGTTGGCAAGATAGCAAAAAATATAGCCACCGAGATTGCTACGACACCACCTGTGGGCGCAATCAATATTGACGCATTTAATCCGCAGCAAGAAATTAAAACAGCTGTAGATTTGGTGGCCAAAAATCCAGAGACATCTATTTATGTGCCGCAGGCAAATCGCGCGCCATCTGTTGCGTTATCAGTTACAAAACCAGAAATTATTGGAACTGGCAGCAAAGGAATTATTACCGTCTCTGATGCTGGTAAATTTTTAGAGCAAACACAAGTTACATTTAATGGCGGCAAAATATTAGATCCTACTAATTCTCAAGACTTAACTCGAATGATTGACTCTGCATCAGCTGAAGCAGAGTTTCAACTATCGCAGCCAATTAGTGGTGCTACCTGGTACGAAGACGATGTGGCCACCGCATTTAAGTTGTCATCTAAGATTGTGCCAGAGCTAGCCACGGACGAGCCATTACGCGTGTTAACCACAGCATTTGCGGCATCCACTAGCTACAACACAAGAGCTGGAGCAAACTGGGGAATAGCTACAAAAATTTCGGATCATTTAATTAAGACCGGAACCATAGCTGCCCGCAACCCAGAAAACGGAAAACTGTGGGGTGGCACCACTGGCCCTATCATGGAGCAGCAGCTCAAGCTCCATGAATATATGATTAAAAAAATGGGACTAGATGGCTATGCTAGTTGGCTGTTAACGCCTCACACAGTTAAAGAAATTACTCAGATGAAAATGGAATCCGGTCTCTATAAGAGCGCAACAACTCCCGGCAAGGCAACAGATATGAAAATGGGTGCGTTCATTATGGGCGAAAAGGGCGGTGCGTTTTTCTTGAATCTTAACGGTATAAAAGAAACCACGGCAGATAAGTGGTTTACCCGTACATTTAACAGACACACCGGAACGCTGACTTCTGGCCCGGTATCCGAGCAAGGATTAGTTGACGCACCGCGCAATGAGGCAGAGCGGTCAGTAATGAAATCTTGGAACCGAGCTGTAGCTCAAAACGTCAACTTAGACGAGCAGGCAAACCAAGCTGTTCTGTGGTATTTTGAGCAAAACCTGTATTACAATTTAGGTGTTAAATCAGCAAGATCGGAGAGCTTTTCAGATGGAGCCAAAAACCTACTCAACGCCAGAGGAATTGCCATCGACGAACCCACAGGAGCTGGAGCTGCAAGCGGCAGCAATGCGGGTAAAGCTAGAGCAAAACAGGCTGGCCCAACAGCAGCAGGGAATCCAATCAGTAGCGGATCGCCTGCGGCAGATGCAAACACAACAAACGTAGAGCGGGGCCAGGCTCCCGCAATGGGAGCTGAGTAATGGCCATCAAACCACTTGAGCAGCGCTTAGAATCAATTCTGCCGGCTGCAGATCAGATCACATCTGATCCAATGGCTCCGGTCGAGCCAATGCCCGGTGAGGCCATCGAGGTCCCACAAATGGAGCTGCTGTCTGGTGAGCCAGGCACGCCAGGCATGGAAGACACCACCCAGGTCGCCGGGTTATTTGACAGGATAGTGCGTGGTGGAATTGGATCGGTTACCCGCAAGGCGCCCAAGGCAGAGCGCCAACTTGTGCCAGAGGGTAAACCCGGTGTACTGCCGGAACCAGAGAAGGTTGGCCGATTTAAGGTAATCCCGGAGGCAGACGAGCAGCTGACAAAACAAGTTGGCGAGGCCATAGAAACACGCCAGGTTTCCGGTGAGGTAACCGGCAAGCCACCAGAGGAAGCATTTAATCTGTCTCGGTTTCAGACCGAAGACGCAGCTGCTGTTGTGGGTGGCGTGGCAGACGCGCTGGGGATTAAGACCAAGTCTGTAAGCTTTGATGAGATCAAGGCCAGGGCAAAGGAAAGCGGAATCTCCGAGGCGTTTCTGTCCAGGCTAACAGCTGCCGACGGGAAGATGTTGCCGTCAGCTGTGGAGACATACAAGGCGCTCGAGGTTCTAGAGAGCTCGGCCAACGAGCTCGACCGTCTTTTCAAGCTAGTCAACGAAGGCCAGGCCACCGACGCACAAAAGCTGCAGCTTAGGCAGCAGGTAGCATTCCACGGCCTGGTGCAAAAGGGCGTTAAGGGAATCCAGACCGAGACGGCCAGGGCCCTCGCTGTGTTTCGTATTCCAAGAGAGGGCAACGCAGACATTATTCGCCAGGTGCTAGATGAGTACGGCGGCGATAGATCGTTGCAGGATATGGCGCGTAGCTATCTGACCCTAGAGTCTCGCGCAGCTCGCAACCAAATGGTTGAGAAGTCAATGTTTTCTAGTGTCAGGGATGTGTGGTTCACGACATTCATTAACGGCCTTCTGGCGTCCCCAACATCTCACGCTAAAAATATGTTGGGCAATAGTATGTTTGGGCTGTATCAGATCCCAGAGCGCTTGATGGCTGGTCTCTACTCACAGTATTTGCCAAAGGCCGCACGCGAGGGAGCGGTGCCAAAGTGGCTAGGTGGCAGCTCTGTGTGGGGCGACCTAGTTCCAGGGAGCGCAGCTGAAAAAATAGAGCTGGACGAGGCGCTGACCATGATTCAGTCTCTTCGCAATGGGGTTCCAGAGGGGTTGCAGCTGGCGTCCACGGCATTTCGGACTAACCAGGCCAGCGATCTAGCGAGCAAGGTAGAACTGCAGCGTATGCCACAGGAAGCTTTGGGCGAGACGCTGCAGAGGATAACCGGGGTTGGCCAGGAAACCTGGTTGGGCAAGGCAATGGACTACTATGGCACAGCCGTTACCCTACCAGGACGAGCTCTGATGTCTGAGGATGAGTTCTTTAAGGGCGTCTTCTACAGGATACACCTTAACACTTTGATTGATCGGCGCGGCAAGTCCATCTACCGTCAAGCCATCGAGGGTGGCGCGTCGGAGTCAGACGCACTGGCCAGGCAGCAAGCGGAGATGACCTCATTATTTGAGAACCCACCCAAGGACCTAGACGACGCGGCGATGGAATTTGCCAGGCGCGGCACGTTTACCGGCGAGCTGCCACCCGCCTTGTCTGCGCTACAGAAAGTATTTAATCACCCGGCCCTGAAGATTGCGGTGCCGTTCTTTAAGACCCCAGCCAACATTGGCCTGGAGGTGATCGAGCGCACGCCATTTGCGCCGCTGTCGTCCAGGTTTAGAGATGACATAGGCAAGGGCGGCGTCTACCGTGACATGGCTCTAGCAAAGGTAACCCTTGGGTCCACCTTGCTGACTACCTTTGCGCTGATGGCCGGAGAGGGAACAATCACTGGTGGTGGCCCAAAGAGACCAGCGCAGCGCCAGGCGTGGGAGCGCACCGGGGCGAAACCATATTCGTTCAAGATTGGCGATGACTACTATAGCTACCAGGGCCTAGAGCCGATTGGCGCATTTATTGGTATGGCCGCGGACTACGCGGAATACGCGATGGAGGAGCCAGACGCCGGCAAGGTAGAACAGGTCGCCATGGGTATGGTGTACGGGTTCTATGAGTACATGAAGGAGCAGCCATACCTACAGGGCCTGGCCGAGATAACAAAGGCCCTGGGCCTTGGCAGGGGCTCCGGAGAGGTAGACGGAGCGAAGGTTGTCAACGAGCTCACAAAGCAGCTCGGCCAGTTTGTAATTGGTGGGTCACCTTTGCCTGGCACGTCCGCGCTTGGCGGCGCACTCGAGCGCCTATTGGACCCAAATGCAACAAACGTAAACGCAGACCCAAATTTACCAATGGGGCTGCGCGGCCTGGTAACCGCCTGGAACAGGTACCGCTCGAGGCTGCCGTACTTTAATAGCGACCTTCCAGAGGACCTTAATCTGTGGGGAGACCCAAAGATGCAGGCCAACGCAGACCCGACCATGCGTATTTTAGGCATGGTGTTACCAACTAGGGTTTCCCCTGACCAGTTCTCGGATGTAGACGACGAGCTGGTGCGCCTGGGGTCACCCATTGGAATGCCTGACCCCAAGGTAGGGTTTCAGATTGGCCAGGGCGAGGGCGCCATATCAGGCAACGTGGAGCTTAACGCCGACCAACGGCACCGGCTGCTGACAATCTATGGCAAGGAAACCAACGCCAAAGACGACATCTTGCGCCTGATCCGCACCCCCGGATTTGATCTTCTATCGAAGGCCGACCAGCAGCAGCAGGTCCAGAGACTGCACTCCAAGTATATGAATATCGCAAAGATGCAGCTGATGTCTGAGGACCCCGGCATCGAGGCCAAGATCATTGAGCTCAATGAATTGCGCCAGGCCCACGGAAACTACTACAAACCTTAATTGTGAACCAATAGAATCCATACAGGAAGGACCCGACCATGCCAATCCAGATTAACAACGTCTCTCGCCGAGCTGTGTACTCCCCAACCGGGTCCGGTGGGGCGGGACCCTATTCTTTCACCTTCGAGATATTGGCCGCCGGAGACATCGCCGTCTACAAGGACGACGTACTCTTAACGCTGACCACGCACTACACCGTCTCAATTGCATCTAACGGCACCGGGTCCGTAACCATCACAGCTGCTGGATTGGCCCTGGCCCCGGCTAGCCCAACTCAATATGCAATTGTTGGGAATCGTACGATTGCGCGTACGACTGACTATGTGACAGGTGGCGACTTCTTTGCCAACACGCTAAACGACGAGCTCGATCAGCAAACCATCTTTGCCCAGCAAAACCAGGAGGGCCTGGCCCGCGCTCTGCAGGCACCGCAGACCGATCCAACCTCAATCAATATGATTATGCCGCGGGCATCGGCGCGGGCTGGCAGGGTGCTGTCATTTGACGCAAACGGAAACCCAGCGGCTGTGGACTACATTGGCGAAAACCGTGGCAACTGGGCCGCTGGCATAGCGTATAACCAGCGAGATATTGCCAAGGACACAACCAACGACAACATCTACCAGGTTCTAACTCCGCACACCTCTAGCGGGTCATTGCCGATCACCACCAATGCAGACTCTGGCAAGTGGGCACTTCTGGTGAACGCTGCCGCCGCCAACGCATCTGCTGTAGCTGCAGCTGCTAGCGCGTCTGCCGCCTCAACGTCGGCGTCTAACGCATCGACCTCGGCAAGCAACGCAAGCACATCTGCTAGCAACGCATCGACTTCCGCGACCAACGCATCTAACAGCGCAACTGCAGCTGCCGCAGACGCAGCCTCCGCTGCCTCGGCCCTGGCTCAGACACTGTCCGCGTACGACAACTTTGATGACAGATACCTGGGAGCTAAAGCTAGCGACCCAGCCCTAGACAACGACGGTGATGCGCTAGTAGCTGGCGCTCTGTACTTTGATACAACCATATCAGGGATGAAGGTCTACACCGGGACGGCGTGGGTTGCCGCGTATATTTCTGGTGGCTCTGGTGTCTTGCTGGCATCAAATAATCTATCAGATGTCAGCAGCATCTCTACAGCTCGAACAAACCTTGGCCTTGGGACCGGAGACAGCCCGCAATTTACAGCTGTAAATATTGGCAACGCAACAGACACCACTCTGACCAGGGTGTCGGCTGGAGTAGTGGCGGTCGAGGGCAGCAATATTTTGTTGGCGTCCAGCATTGGGTCCACGGTTCAGGGATACGACGCGCAGCTGGCAGACGTGGCCGGCCTGGCGGTTACGGACGGCAACTTCATTGTTGGCAACGGAACAAACTTTGTAGCGGAGTCTGGAGACACTGCACGCACAAGTTTAGGATTGGGCACAGGCGATAGTCCGCAGTTTACAGCGGTCAACATAGGCAACGCATCTGACACAACCGTAACCCGTGTCTCTGCAGGGGTGATCGCAGTCGAGGGCAGCAATGTCCTGATGGCATCTAACATTGGGACATCGGTTCAAGCCTATGACGCACAACTGGCCAACATTGCGGGTCTAACCCCGACAGACAATGGCGTAGTCATTGGCAACGGCACTAACTTTGTTGTTGAATCTGGGGCCACGCTCAAGACTTCTCTTGGCCTGACAATCGGTACTGACGTACAAGCCTATGACGCAGACACAGCCAAGACTGACGTAGCCCAGACATTTACCGCACCGCAACGTGGCACGGTTACCACTGACAATGACGGTTCGTTTGACTTGTCGGTTACGAACAACTTTGCTTGCACACCAACTGGATCGATTACCCTGACATTTACCAATATGACCGCAGGCCAGAGTGGGTTCATCCTATTGGTCAACGGTAGCAACTACACCGTGTCAGCTCACGCCAATACTAAGGTGGTGTCTGGGTCGCTAACCACAATATCTGCAACCGGGACGTACTTGCTGTCGTACTGGACTAACGGTACGAATACCTATGTAGTCAACTCAGGAGCACTAGCTTGAGCGTCCTACCAGTAGGGTTTGGCTCGGCGCTTGGCGGCTATCAGATAGAGCGCAGTCTGCGGTTTAACTCTGCGGATAGTGCGTATCTGAATAGGACACCTGCGTCTGCTGGTAACCGTAGGACTTTTACATGGTCTGGTTGGGTAAAGCGTGGTGCATTATCAAGTAGCGCATCTTACTTTTTGTTTGCCGCAGGTTCGTTTGCTGGCTCTACAAACACATCAATTCGTATCCTCAACGATTCAATAAACATTTACTGGGGTGGGACTGGTGGCCCTCAATGGACTGCTACCGCAGTACTGCGTGACCCATCTGCTTGGTATCACCTTGTGTTTGCTTTTGATACAACTCAGGCAACATTTGGAAACAGATTAAAACTATATGTCAACGGTGTTCAATCTACTGTTTGGTCTTTGCAAGAAACTGGTGGCTTAACAGCGCAGAATTCTGACTTGTACATTAACAACAACCAACAACATAATCTTGGTGCAAGCGGTACTCCGGGCAATTACTTTGATGGCTACCTAACCGAAGTCAACTTCATCGATGGTCAAGCCCTAACGCCGTCCTCCTTCGGTGAAACTGATTCTGCCACAGGTGTATGGAAGCCCAAGGCTTACTCTGGCACATACGGCACTAACGGGTTCTACCTAAAGTTTGCAGACAACTCTGGCACGACCAGCACAACGCTAGGCAAGGACAGCTCAGGCAACGGTAACAACTGGACACCTAACAACTTCTCGGTGACTGCTGGCTCCGGCAATGACTCGCTAGTAGATTCACCTACGTCATACGGTACAGACACAGGTGTTGGTGGTGAGGTGCGTGGGAATTACTGTACTTGGAATCCTCTTAAAAATTCAACTACATTGTCTGATGGAAACCTTAGATCATTCAATAGTTCAACAACACAATGGTTAGGCGTTGTTGGTACTTTTGGTATGACATCAGGAAAGTGGTATTGGGAATGTACTCCAACGGTAGCAGCTACGGTAATAATCGGATTGGCAAATTCTTCGTATTCCACAGGGGGACACCCCGGCTCGGACGCAAATAGTTGGGGATATTATTCTGCTAACGGAAACAAGTATTTTAATAATTCTGGAACTTCGTATGGTGCAACTTATACAGCCAATGATGTTATTGGTGTTGCGTTTGATGCCGATGCAGGGACACTAACTTTTTATAAAAACGGAGTAAGTCAAGGTACGGCTTATTCTAGCCTGACGAGTGGCCCGTACTTCCCAGCGGTTGGGGTTTTGAACAGCCAAATTCTGTTTATAAACGCAGGTCAACGCCCATTCGCCTACACAGCCCCCTCCGGTTTCAAGGCACTATGTACGACTAATCTGCCTACGCCGACCATCGGTGCTACTAGCACTACACAGGCGAATAAGTATTTTGATATTGTCTTGTATCAAGCCGCAACAACTAACGGCACATTCACAAGAGGCAACCTGTCGTTTCGTCCTGACTTTACTTGGATTAAGAACAGAGACAACGTAGAACGACATTTTCTTATTGACGTAGTTCGTGGAAATACAAACATCACAGATAAGTTTCTTGTATCTAATAGTACTGCTGCGGAAGGGGCAAATGCAGTAGGTGGAACAACATTTAGCGTTACAGATACTGGATACGAGTTTGTTGAAACAACAATCAATTCCGATGAGTTATTTTTTAATAATCGCACTTATGTAGGCTGGAACTGGAAGGCTAACGGTGCAGGCTCATCTAACACCTCTGGCACTATAACCAGCACAGTAAGTGCGAATACGACTAGCGGGTTCTCGATTGCAACCTACACTGGCAACGGCTCTGGTGGCGCTACGGTGGGCCACGGTCTTGGCGTAAGTCCGGCGATGGTTTTTACTAAGTCCAGAAGCAACTCAACAAACTGGATGGTTTGGCATCAAAAT